ATGCAAACGAGTTTATAGAATCTGCAAGACAAACTTATAAAGCTAACCACCCAAACAGTTATCTTGACCCTAGTGATATTAGAAAAATTACCGCAGATGACATTTTAGATAAGATAAATCTAAAAAAAGGCGAACTTGATTTGTTTGATGGCAGCCCTCCTTGCGCTGCTTTTTCTATTGGTGGCAAACGTGAGGCTGGCTGGGGTAAAGAAAAAAACTACAGCGAAACAACGCAGAGAGTAGATGATCTGTTTTTTGAATATGCAAGAATCTTGAATGGCCTACAACCAAAAGTATTTGTTGCAGAAAATGTTTATGGTCTTGTACAAGGTACAGCAAAAGGTTATTTCAAAAGAATATTAACCAAACTAAAAGATTGCGGTTACAACGTAAAATGTAAAGTCCTAGATGCTCAATGGCTTGGTGTGCCACAAATGAGAAAGAGGACAATTTTTGTAGGAGTTAGAAATGATTTAAACATAGAACCAGTACACCCAAAGCCAATTCCATACCAATACTCTGTAGGCGAAGCACTTATTGGTGTTGAAGAATCTGATGAATATAAACCTATTGTTGAAAATACAGAAACTTATCGTTTATGGAAAGAAACAAAACCGGGCGATCAATTTTATAAAGCTGCCATAAGGTTAACTGGTCAAAACAAATTTTTCTCTCATGTAAAGCAATCGCCATTTCGTGTTGCTAATACTGTTGTACAAGGAACTATGGATAAATATCATTGGTC